AAGCTCGCCGAAATCATCGAGAAGTACGTTCAAAAAGGAAAGCCGTTGTACATAGAAGGACGTTTACAGACTCGAAAGTGGACAGACAAACAAGGTGTCGACAGATACACCACCGAGATCATCGCTGAGAGCCTCCAGATGCTCGGGCAAAAAGGTCGAAAAGACGACGATGACGAGATCGCATTCTGATGGAACAAGGAACCGAGGAGTGGAGGCTTGCACGATTGGGGAAGGTGACAGCTTCCCGTGTCTCAGATGCGCGAGCTAAAAAGGGAACGGCTACACGAGCGAACTACATCGCCGACATCCTTGCAGAAAGACTGACAGGGACCGTAGCCGAGACATTCACAAACTCTTATATGGAATGGGGAACACTGAACGAACCGCTTGCAAGAGCCGCGTATCAAATAAAGACGGGTCGCTGGGTAGAACAGATTGCCATTGTGGATCACCCGACGATTCCTTATTTCGCTGCAAGCCCTGATGGTCTAGTTGAGGATGGGCTCATCGAGATTAAGTGTCCTAAGACCTCGACGCATATCTCTTATCTAACCGCGGGAGAAGTGCCTACAACTTACAAGAATCAAATGATGGCACAGATGGCTTGTACGGGTCGTAGGTGGGTCGATTTCGTTTCCTTTGACCCTAGACTCCCGGAGAGACTACAGCTCTTTGTGGTGCGTTTTGAGCCGTCTGAAGAGGATATTAAGAACCTAGAAACGGACGTTGTTAATTTTCTAACTGAAGTAGATAATTTGATGGAGCGACTATGAACTGGAAGGAACTCATTGAAAGCCAACGATCCCCTAGAACCTTTAGACCTGTCGAGGAGATCTGGCGCGAACACGGCTGGAGACCTCCCTCCACAGAGTGCCCAGACACCATCGAAAAGCATCGGGCCTTTAGATCGTGGGCAATGGCTGGAGATCATCAAAGCGGTGAAGTCCAGTGATAGATCGGAAATTACGCAGGCTTATGAGGCTGCTATGCCGTATGTCGTACAAGACTGGGCTAACTGGCTTTTATCGAAGCCTCGTCCGCAAAGGCTCCCTCTTATAGAAAAGATCGCTAAACACCACGGGGACGAGGTTGGGGAAATGGTGAAGAGGAAACTTACCGAGCTACACCGCGACTCTTCTCGAAACTCCTCATGCCAGCAATCCCCAACATCCCGCTCAAAATAACCCATAGCGCGTCCGTATCAAGCATAGGAGGAGGCTTTACTTCTTTCGGGACGTATCCCTCGGCCTGTAGCCAGACCCACGCCCACACAAGTAAAGGGTAGAGAAGAAACTGATAAGCCATCGCGCCTGCACCAACCCAACCGATAGCGGGTCTCCAACCGGCCACAAAGAGATTCTGATTGGCAGCCTCAACCTTATTAACTTCCATCTGACCGAGGTCGACAGCCTGATCTATTCTTTTCGCCTCAAGCTCAAGCTCCATCCGTTCTTTATCGGACGTGTGAAGGTCGCCGATAACCTTCCCAACAGATTCAACGACAGAGGATATGCCGAGGATGTTCACAGCTTGAGCGCTCGATTGATCCAGCCTAAAAGAAACTTAATTTGGCTTCGATCTCTCATCACGATGTCCCGATACCTAGCGATCTTCGCAAGGGCATAGGAAGCCACAAAAAGCTCTTCGTTCATTTGGTTGAGGGCTTGTATCGACTTAGGACCGATAACGCCGTCTGGGGCGGTTTTAACGCATATCTGAGCTAGTTTGGAAGCCACAGAAACACCCGCATTCACAGCGAAGTTAAAGATAGAAGATGCAACGACAGGATTGAGTTGGTCGCCTTGTATGCGATCCCAGAATTCAGACTTGTAAAAGTCCCTGACCATTTGAGTTGGTGGGGTTTCGTCTCTGTCGATAAAGCCCCATCCCGGCCAGTGCGGGTTCTTGTTTCTTGCAATCCCTGCATAGGTTAAACCGCCCGTGTCGCCTTTTACTTTATGCAGGACATAGCCACCTTCGTCCTGAATCATCTTGTCAAAGGCTGACTCAAAACTCATTTGTCGGCTTTGCCCTCAAGCCGGTCAAAAATCTTGCCGAGCATAAATTTAATCTCGTGAATATCGGTCTCGTAATCCTTCTTAAGGACATAATCGTGAGGTAAATTCTTTTCGATGTCCCGAAGATCGCGTTGCATTTCTTTTACAGCCTCCCAAACAACTCGGAAGATCCAACCGAACGCCGCTGAGATTGCGCCGAATAAGATGTTAATTAGAGTCTGGCTGTCCATAATATTCAAGATTCCTGATAAGCCGTTCATCATCTGGAGACAGCCTGACTGCCTCCGCTCCGTGTCTTATCGCCTCGTCTTTCATACCTAAATGATGTGCCGAGATCGCCGCAAGATCATGCGGTTTAGATCCCCAAACCTCAGGGTCGCAGGTATAGACCAGTTCTCTATCTACGATGCTAAGTGCCATTGTAGCCGCGTGGTGACATTCTTTCCATAAGTGTTTCTTATAACAAGACATCGCAAAATCGACCCACGGTTCTCGTGTTCCCGGAGCCTCAGCAATCGACATCCTGAACCACTTTAGAGCCGTCCAGTAATCAAGTTTCTCATCATAGGCTTGACCTAAGAGCCGCATCGCATAACACCGCTCATTTGGCCACGTTGCTTCAGGCATATTCAAATAAGCGTTTAGAGCCTCTATAGCCTCATCCCAGAGACGGTAGAATGTGAGTTCACGCGCGAAGTAGAAAGCGTTTCTAGGGCATCTAGGATCCTCTTTAACAGCCATTCTGAGAAGGTCGAGATATTGCCCCCGTGACTTTGTGGGATCGGGGTGATGAGAGACTAAGAGCTTGTCTGTTTGGGCATAGACTTCTTTGATGCGGAGGTCGGGGCGAGGGTACTCATGAACGGCGTGATGGAATCTATAGCCTTTTTTGGCAAAGATCTTTTCGTAGTAAAACAAAATGCCGTGACCCCAATCGAACTTATACCTAAGCCTAGTAGTCTCTGGAGTCCAAACCCGCTCGATTTCTTCCCGCCATCCCGGTTCTAAGACTTCATCAAGATCAAGAGACACGATGACATCTACATCAGCAGGAACTAAAGCTAGAGCTGCATTTCTTGCTAGGTCAAATCGCCACGGTGTGATGGATATATCGTAAACAGTGATGCCGCATTCTCTTGCAAGATCAGCAGTTCCGTCTGTTGATCCTGTATCAGCAAGAATGATTAAGTCAGCATCTTTCGCCGACTCGTAAAAACGCTTTACAAACTGAGCTTCGTTTTTTGAGATTGCGTTAACGCAAATCTTTAGTGTCATATCTTGTGTTCCTGTTAAGTCACTTCAACCCAGCTTGTCGTTGCTTCATCCCACGCATACATCTTACCGTCTGTGGGCATTGCTACTGGAGCTTCCCACTGAGCATTAGCGTTAAGAAGCCAGCTAGCAAAGGGTTGGGGTGCTACGAAAGCGTCAATGTCTGCTCGGTAGGTATAACCAATCCCTGCGTAGTTCTTACGCATGTTGCCGTTGTAGCTTGTCTGCTTCCACGTTCCACCCAGAATCTTTTCTAGATGTGCAGCACCGATGTGTTCTTTCTCTACGCCAAACGCATCAGCCGTATCTTTGTTATCAACAACGACAACCTGAGTAACAACATTGTTCTCGTCAATTTTTGCAAAGTGACTCATCTAAGCCTCCAGCCTTAAGCCTGTTAAATCCATCTCTTCCCCGACAACACCGACAGGGAAGGTATTAAAACTAAGTGAGATTCTTGTGTCCTCGCCTTTGACTTCAGGAACCATATGTGTGAGCGACGAAGGAAAGAGAATCAGCCTGCCTGCATAAGCCTCAAACCACCAACTCTCAGAGTTATACGGGTTCCATTGGTCAGGAGGAAACTTGATCTGCTGCCAGCCATCTTTGTAGAAGTAAATCCTGTCATCAGGGTTGGTCTGAACGTAGAACACACCTGAGATGTAACTATTAGGATGGGCGTGTTTGTGGTGGTACTGACCTTGCTCGCTATAGTTGCACCAGCTTTGCGTCACTCTCAGACTTACATTGTGCTTAGGATTGACTGTGGACTTGAAGTATTCCGAAACAGCATCCTCGATGAACGAACGTAGATTCGTCAGCACAGGGTTACGAAGTACGAAGTTATCAGTGCTTGTCGTATTTCCCTGATTCGGTCTTGTCTGTAACTCACGGATGAAGAACAACTCCTCATCGGACAAGGGGCGACCTAACTCAGCAAATCCAACAGGTGTCGGAAAGAGATTATGCAATTGCATCTTCGATTTCCTTTTGCTTGATGCCCATCTCTTCTAACTGTTCAGGTAGCCAAATCGTAGGGATTGAATCTTCAAACTCTCTGATCTTGTCTATTACCCAATATACTTCTTCGATACTCGGACAAGGTCTCGGATCATCCCATCGTGTAAAGACGTTATTAGAAATTTCCCACTTAGCACCGGGCCTTAACAGGTGCATAGCTGTGTCTATTCCTAGGAAGCGATATGTTTTTGTAGTCA